AGTATCAGGGCAAAATGTATATTTTCTCTCATGATAAAGAGGTGAATCAGTGGGGCACCATGAGCAACATCTATCTGGGTTGGATTACATCAACCGCCACTAATCTGGGCGATGTTGATCTAATCAAGCGGGTTCAATCCGCTGCCGCTGATCCTTACGCTGCCGCTAAATTGTACGGGCAGAATACAGGCACCTGCTCTTGTTGTGGGTTAGAGTTAACCAATCCCCTCTCAATTGAGTTGGGAATCGGTCCTATCTGCAGGGAGAAGTTCGGACTCTAAGTATAATCGGGGGAGGCGCAATCCTCCCCCTTAAGTGTTCGTATCAGCAGTCCTTATCATTCGTGCGTTCGTGATTTGCAGTCCTTATGGGTGGCGGCGGCGGCGCCCTTTAAGCCCATGGGTCCCTTCCAATCTATAAACGACCCAAATCGACCTCTATATATCTCTCTAAACAAAAAATTTCCGCGCCCCATAAGAATCTTCAAGACCCCCATAAGAATCTTCAAGACCCTCACAAGATCTTCAAGACCCTCTATATAAAAATCAAAAATACTATATAATTTTGAAAAAAGTAAACTAATATACAAAAGATGAAAAAAAATTCCGGGGAAATTTTTGAGTCTGTACAGGTCGATCCAATTACTGGTGAATATTATGTGATTATTCCTGAGATTGTGGCGAATGAACTCTCATGGTATGAAGATACTGAAATTGCCTTTAAAATTGAAGGAAACGAAGTTATTCTCACCGAACGCACAGATTGACAATCACTATATAATGAGTTATGATACTGAAGTAATCGCTAAAAATTATGGCTAAAGGATTTACAGTAAAAGCAAAAGCGCCTGTTGTGGGACAATCTCAGGAAGAATGGGATTATAACCTTGCAAGAGAAATGGTGAAGGGTAAGTCAATCGTATTCTGCCTTCCTGGTCGTGGTGTTTCTTACACATATTTGAAGAGTTTTGTACAACTCTGCTTTGATCTTGTTCAGTCTGGGGCAAGTATTCAGATCTCGCAAGACTATTCATCCATGGTAAACTTTGCAAGATGCAAATGTTTAGGTGCGAATGTACTGCGTGGCCCGAATCAGGTTCCCTGGGATGGTAAACTGAACTATGATTGGCAACTTTGGATTGATTCTGATATTGTTTTTAATACAGAAAAGTTCTGGCAGTTGGTTCTCATGGACAAAGATATTGCCGCTGGATGGTATGCGACCGAAGATGGTCATACGACCTCAGTTGCACATTGGTTAGAAGAAGATGATTTCCGCAATAATGGTGGAGTCATGAATCATGAAACCGTAGATAGTATCTCAAAGCGTCGGAAACCTTTCACCGTTGATTATACTGGTTTTGGTTGGTTGCTGATTAAGAAAGGAGTCTTCGAGCATTCTGAGATGAAGTATCCATGGTTTGCACCTAAAATGCAAGTCTTTGAATCTGGAGAGGTTCAGGATATGTGTGGAGAAGATGTATCATTCTGCCTGGATGCAAAAGAAGCAGGCTTTGAAATCTGGTGCGATCCTCGGGTACGAGTCGGTCACGAAAAAACAAGAGTGATTTGATACAATGGCAGACAAGTACAATATACTTTGTAAAGGACGTAAAATATACTCCTCACTTACAGAAGAAGAGTACTTCGACATTATGGAGGATCTGGCAAATGATTTTTATCAGACAGGTTCTCCACATCCAAACGAAATTGAAACTGAAATTATAGGAGACTAATCATGGCAAAAGCAAAAGTTGGACTGAATAAGAGTAATTCTTATATTCCGGGGCCTCCTAAGAAGTCTCGTCAAGGAGATGGAGCAGGAACTAAGTACGCTTCTTCTTCTCGTAACGGAGCACGTAAAAAGTATAGAGGTCAAGGTAAAGGATGAAATCATTGCTTTTTATCTCAGAAGATAAAGAAAAAGCATTAATACAGGAAATGACCTATCGCATTCAAGTATCGGGGATTGATATTCATCCCTCCGATACTTGTTTTTTAATGGTTTCTCCAGACTATTCTGCAATTGTTACGCAACATTTATCACATGCATTAAGCATAAATCAAGAAATATTTCATATTGAATCGGTTAATGTCCCCTTTCCTGACGAAGATGTTACCGAATATCTTCAAGAGTTTACTGAAAACTATTCAAAATGGGCGAAACGATGGAAAAAGTTCGTTTTGATTGAGGCAGGAGTCATTCGTGGTGGTAACTATCGTTGGATTACTGATATAATAGAACAAAAATATTATACTATAGCACTGTGTGAGAATATTCATAGTAAATTTAAAAGTGACTTCGTATCTTTATACTATGATGATATGAAAGAAGATCTTCATTTTTGGTGGGAAAAACCAAATAATCACTGGAAGTTTGAGAATAAATAAATTTTTCAATAAAATACTGAGTTGAAACAATTTTCGATGGGTAAGCACCTCTTATTAGAGGTCTACGATGTTAAATATAACCTCTTGAATGATGGAATTGCCATTCAGGAAGCCATGGAGCGCGGAATTGAACGCGCTGGAATGACAATTCTTAACATTTTTCAACATTGTTTTGTACCTCAAGGAGTCACAATAGTCATTGCACTTGCAGAAAGTCATGTTTCTTGCCATACATGGCCTGAAGAGGGTGCAATTGCTATTGATGTGTATACATGTGGAGAAGGAAATCCAAAATTAATTGCACTCGAACTATTGAAATATTTTAACTCAAATAACTTTAGACTGAAAGAAATAGATCGTTAAATAGGTGTAGGGAGATAGCAACCTCCTTCCAAAAAAGTTCTGTTTTTAACAAAAAACAGGAGCTAAAATGTCAAATTTACCAGTCGATAGAGATTCGAATTATATGAGAGAAATGTGGGGAACAAGTCAGTTAATCACTGATTATAATGCAAATCCACCACAAAGAGTGATTCAGGAAGTTATGCATGATTATGCACCAAAGCACGATCTTAAAAAACAATCTGAACTACATGAAAAAATTCGTAATGACCAAGATTATGATGATTGGGATTATGGGACAGAACCATCTTATGGTTCTTCCTGGAAATAGACATAAATAAAATATAGAAATTTCATTTTCGAATGGCAATACAAAGGATATCTAGATCATTTAAAGATATTAGTTTATCCTTTGAACCACATCCGGTGACAAAGGATCTACCGATACTTAAAAATGAGAGAGCGATTACTAGATCAATTCGAAATCTAGTAGAAACAATTCCAACTGAAAGATTTTTTAATTCATTACTTGGATCTGAAGTTCGTTCAAGTTTATTTGAATTTGTAGACTATGGTACTGCATCAGTCATACAAACTCAAATTGAAACTACAATCAATAATTATGAACCAAGAGTGAATAATGTAAGAGTAGAAGTAGATCCTCAACCAGATGATAATTCATTTGAAGTGACTGTAGTATTTGATATTATTGGGCAACAATTTCCCACGCAACAATTTACATTTCTACTAGAGGCAACCAGATAAAATGCCTTTTACCAAATTTACAAATCTAGACTTTGATCAAATAAAAACATCCATCAAGGATTATCTCCGTGCTAACTCTACATTCACGGATTTTGACTTTGAGGGATCGAACTTTTCTGTATTGATTGACACTCTAGCGTATAATACTTATATTACGGCATTTAACTCAAATATGATTGTAAATGAATCCTTTTTGGATTCTGCAACACTCAGAGAAAATGTAGTTTCACTTGCAAGAAACATTGGATATACTCCACGCTCTAGAACCTGCGCTAAGGCGCAAGTAACCATTACTGGTACTACGACTGAAGATACTCCAACAATAACTATTCCAGCAGGTTTAGTATGTGTAGGAACCGCAAATGATACTTCATATACGTTTTCTATTCCAGAAAATATTACAACAAAAGTAGTAAATGGATCTGTCACTTTTAATAAAATTGATTCTTCTGGAAATGTTACTGGAATTGATATCTATCAAGGAACATTTTTAACAAAAACTTTTACAGTAGATGGATCTCTTGACCAAAGATTTATTTTAAATAATCCAAATATTGATACTTCAACGATTTCAGTCTATGTTAAAGGTGTTCAGGATAGTGGATTAGGGATCAAATATTCTTTAGTTGATAATATATTGAATATCAACTCAACATCAGAAATTTACTTAATACAGGAAGTTCAAGATGAAAAGTATGAGATTATTTTTGGTGATGGCAGATTTGGAAAAAAATTAGAAAACAATGCTGTTATAACAGTTCATTATATTGTGACTGATGGAAAAGATGGAAATGGGGCTTCTCAATTTACATTCCAATCTACATTAAAAACTTCCTCTGGAGCACCAACTACATTAAACGGAGCAACTGTTACCACAAATCAACGTTCTCAGAATGGTGCAGAGATTGAGGAAATTAATTCAATTAAGTATTTTGCCCCAAAAATCTATTCATCACAGTATAGAGCAGTTACTGCGCGTGACTATGAGGCAATCATTAAGAAAATTTATCCAGATACAGAATCTGTAGCAATTGTTGGTGGAGAGGAACTGGATCCGCCAGAGTATGGGACAGTTTCTATTAGTATTAAACCGAAAAATGGTACATATGTTTCATCTTTCAACAAAGAACAGATCGCAAATAAACTAAAGCAATATAGTGTTTCAGGTATTAATCAAAAAATTATTGACCTTAAAATACTTTATGTTGAAATTGATAGTTCTGTTTATTACAATTCATCACAAGTATCTGCAGAAGAATCTTTAAAAACAAAGGTATTTAATTCACTTACAGAATATTCAAAATCAACAGATTTAAATAAATTTGGCGGAAGATTTAAATACAGTAAAGTTTTACAAATTATTGATAATACAGATGTTTCAATTACATCCAATATTACAAAAGTAAGAATTAGAAGAGATCTCAAAGCACTAATAAATCAGTTCTCACAATATGAATTATGTTTTGGTAACAAATTTCATGCAAATTCCAAAGGATATAATATTAAATCTACTGGATTTAAAATTTCTACAGAAACTGAAATGTTGTATTTTACGGATACACCAAATATTGATGGATTAACTGGAATTATATCAGTTGTAAAGAAAAATCCCACATCTGAAGGAAAAATTCAAATTATTGTACAATCTGCAGGAACTATAGACTATGTAAAAGGAGAAATTAAATTAGGAACAATTAACATTACTTCTACAGAAAAGGAAAATGATATTATTGAAATTCAAGCATATCCAGAATCAAATGATGTACTTGGATTAAAGGATCTATATTTAAGTTTTGATGTTTCAAAAAGTTCAATAAATATGGTTAGGGATGTGATTGCATCTGGGGATGAAATATCTGGAACAACATTTGCCAGAGATTATTATACATCAAGTTATTCAAACGGAAATCTAACAAGATAGTAATATGATACAAACGGGATTTGAGTCTAGAGTCAAAATACAACAAATAATTGACAATCAACTTCCAGAATTTATACTGGATGAAAGTCCCAAAGCTTCAGAATTTTTGAAGCAATATTATATTTCTCAGGAATATCAAGGTGGTCCTGTAGATATTGCAGAAAATTTAGATCAATATTTAAAATTAGATAATTTAACCTCAGAAGTTGTTGTAGGTAATGTTGGTCTTAGCGCAAATATTGATTCTACAACTGGAATTATCACAGTAACAAGTACAAAAGGATTTCCTCAAAAATATGGTCTGATTAAAATTGATGATGAAATTATTACTTATACCGGAATTACTACTAACACTTTTACTGGATGTGTTCGCGGATTTAGTGGCATTACTTCTTATCATGCAGTATCAAATCAGGAAGAATTAGTATTTTCTACTTCCAAATCTTCAACACATACCTTAGGATCTTCAGTACAGAATTTAAGTTCATTATTTTTAACAGAATTTTACAAAAAATTAAAATATACTTTAACTCCAGGATTAGAGGATGTAGACTTTGTTTCTGATTTAAATGTAGGAAACTTTATTAAAAATGCAAGATCTTTTTATCAATCTAAAGGTACTGAGGAATCTTTTAGAATTTTATTCAATGTTCTTTATGGCGTAACTCCAAAAGTAGTAAATTTAGAAGATTTTTTAATTAAACCTTCTTCTGCACAGTATGTAAGGAGAAAAGTTATTTCTGCAGAAAGAATTTCTGGAGATCCATCAAAATTAGTTGGACAATCAATTTTTAAATCCAATGATCCTACTACCAGTGCATCAGTTTCTGAAGTAGAAATATTTTCTAAAAATACTATAAAATATTATAAGATTTCTCTTTTTGTCGGTTATGAAGAAAGATCTGTAATTGAAGGAAAGTTTACTATCACACAAAATACAAAATGCTTGGAAAATGTTTCTGTGGGATCATCCGTTATTTCTGTTGATTCTACAATTGGATTTCCTGGAATTGGGACTATTGTATCTGGTAATAATACTATAAATTATACAGATAAAACAATTAATCAATTTTTAGGATGCACTGGAATAGATGAGGAAATTAATACTGCTGATAACATAAGATCTGATGAAATTTATTTTGGATATGAGAATGGTGATACTACTAAAAAAGTAGAATTTAGAATTACTGGAGTATTGTCTGAATTTGTACCAATATCTGATTATTTTAAAGTTTCTGTTGGGGATGAAGTCCAAATAAAAACTTTGGGAGAAATAATCGAAGATACTGGGAATTCTTATAAAGAGATTTTTGCAAATTCTTGGATTTACAATACAAGTTCAAGATATGAGATAGAAACTTTTGATGGATCTAAACCAATACTCAAAAGTATCACCAATAAATCAAGTTTAAAAGTTGGAGATATTATTGAAATTGTAGAAAGATACAGTAATATAGTAAGATATCCAACTACGAGTTCAAATGTACCTTATGTTAAATCTATTGATAATGATTTAAAAACACTTGAATTGAATGATTTTTCATTATCTGGTTGGTACAATAATGATGTAGAATATGATTTAAGAAGAAAAGTTAATAAAGCAAGTAGTTCAATAATTCCTATTGAATATGGTAATGATGTTATTTTATCTGACGTATTGAATGTATATAATGAAAATGATGATTATGCATATGTTGCTTCAAATTCTTTTCCATCAAATAATAGAAACTTATCAAGACCTTACACTTATAATGTAACTGCAAATACTAAATCTTCAATAGCTCTTCAGTTAACAGATAAAATTGATGAAAATTATTATAGTACAATAAATTTTAGTAGTGCTGTCCCATTTATTACTGGAGATAAAGTTTATTATCAACCAAGTTCATCAGTTATTTCTGGATTAGAAACTGGAATTTACTATGTTGAGGTTCAAGCAGATAATAAAAAAATCAAATTATATGATTCAAGATCATTTATTGGTAGTAAAAATTATATAAATTATTTAAGTTCAACTTTTGATTCTCAAAATACTCATAAATTTATATTATATACACAAAAATCTGAAATTATTGGTGCCCAAAAATTACTCAAGAAATTTCCATTAAATCAAAATATTCAGAATGGAACTGGAGAATTAACTCAACCAGGTTCTGTTGGAATGTTAATCAATGGGGTTGAGATTCAAAATTACAAATCAAACGATAAAGTTTATTATGGTCCTTTAACATCTGTAAATGTTTTGAATGGTGGGGATAACTATGATGTTATAAATCCACCACTAGTTACAATCTCTGCTGGATTGGGAATAACTGCATTAGTTCAACCAATTTTAAGTGGAAATATTAAAAAGGTATTCGTAGATTCACAAGATTTTGATATTAGTTCCATCGTATCAATTGAAGTAAAAGGTGGTAACGGTAAAGGGGCAGTATTAGAACCAATTTTGAAAAAAAGATATCGTGAAATTTATTTTGACGGAAGATTATCTCCATCTGGTGGAGTAGATTATGAAAATGATACTGTAACATTTTTAACTAATCATAATTTAAATAGTGGTGATAGAGTAATTTACAATTCTAATGGAAACAATGAAATCGGTATTGGTGATTTTGGAGGATCAAATAATGACCAAAATAGAATTTTATCCAACAATTCTGAATATTATATAAAAAAAGAAAGTAATAATACTATTAAATTATATCCATCTTTTTATGATTACTCTTCTGGAATTAACACAGTAGGATTTACTGAGGTATATACTTCTGGGATTCATAAATTTACAACAGTACCAAATAAAAAAACAATATCAGAAATTAAAGTAATTGATGGTGGTGAGGGATATCAAAATAGAAAATTAATTGTAAAACCAACAGGAATATCCACCACAAATCACACAATCAATTTTGATAATCATGGATTTAACGAGGGAGATCTTATTGAGTATAATTACCAGACTACAGCAATTGTAGGACTTTCTTCGTCATATCAATATTATGTTTCAAAACTAAATGATAATTCTTTTAGAGTATTTAACGCTGGAATTGGAGGTACAAATCTTTCAAACTATAATAGAAAAAATTACGTCAAGTTTTTGTCAACAGGATCTGGATATCAATATTTTAAATATCCAAATATTTCAGTTTCAATAACTTACTCTAGAGAAAGTTCTAGTGATTATAGTACTATTGTAGCAACTCCTGTGGTTAGGGGAAGTATTATTGATACTTATTTGTATGAAAGTGGTACAGGTTATGGATCAACTGTATTAAATTTTCATAAAAAACCATTAATTACCATAAAGACTGGAAAAGAGGCTCAAGTAAAACCAGTTATTGTCAATGGATCAATAAATTCCATTAATCTCCAATATGGTGGATATGATTACTATTCTGTTCCGGATTTAATTATAACAGATCCCACTAATTCTGGAGTAGGTGCAGAATTAAGACCAGTAATAGCAAATGGAAAAATAACTTCGGTAGAAATTACTAATCCTGGAATAGGATATTCAACTTCTACAACTATTTTGGTAAAATCTTCTGGCATTAATGCACTTCTAGAATCTAGAGTTAGAAGTTTGACCGTAAATAATAACAAGAAATTTGGGGATGAATTATTACTTGAAGAGGGAGGTAAGTTAAAGTATTCTGTTTCTGGATACTTTAATACTCTTAGAAATTCCTTTAACGATGTTGGATTAAATCATTCTCCAATTATTGGATGGTCTTATGATGGTAATCCAATATATGGACCTTATGGATATGAAGATGAAGAAAATTCTTCTTCTTCACTAAAAGTATTAAAATCTGGATATGAATTAAATATTGGTAATATTGAGGATAGACCAAATGGATTTGCAAATGGATTCTTTTTGGAAGATTATGAATATAAAAATTCTGGGAATTTGGATGAATATAATGGAAGATTTGGAAAAACTCCAGAATTTCCAAATGGAGTTTATGCATATTTTGCTACATTAGAAAGTCAAACTTTAGTATCAACATTTCCATATTTTATTGGAAACAAGTATAGGTCAAATTATATAATTGATAATTCTAATCTTAATCAATCATTTGACTTTAATAATTCACTATTACTTAGAAATACTTTTCCATATAAAATTTCTGACAAATATGCGTCTAATGATTTTATAATAGAGTCAAATGAATTATCAAATCAAAAATCGGTTATTGAATCAGTAACGGAAGGATCTGTAGAAAATTTTGACATTTTAAATTCTGGATCGGATTATAAAATTAATGATTCTTTAGATTTTAATAATACTGATACATTTGGGGGTGGATTAATTGTAAAAGTATCCTCAATAAAAGGAAAAGAGATTGTAAATGTCAATACTTTAGTGCAAACTTATGATAATGTAGTTTTTAGTTGGAAGAATGGAAGAGAAATAAAGGCGTTTATCAGTCCATATCATACATTATCCAATAAAGATTATGTTACAATTTCTGGACTTTCTACTAATCTAAGTCAATTGAATGGATCATACCAAATAGGAGTTACTTCATATTCATCTTCTTGCATTTCTTCGATAACTTCATCAACGGTAGGATATTCTACTGAAATTTACGTATCCCAATTACCTTCAGAACCAATATCAGTTGGAAGTAGCATTGTTATTGGTTCTGAAACATTAAAAGTTTTAGAAGTATTTAAAAGTTTAAATATTTTAAAGGTCCAAAGAGGTTCAACTGGAGTATCTCATACTGCAACAACACAAATAAATTTCTTACCAGATTATTTTACACTTACAAAAAATACTGATTATTTTAATTCATATCCAACCGATAAAGTTTATTTTAATCCAAAAGAAAGTATTGGAGTTGGTACTAATATTGGAGTTACAAGTTCTATAACTTTTAGTTTTGGAGTTTCTTCAATAACTAGAATAATTCCAACAAAAGGAATTTATATTGAAAATCATCCGTTTAAAGATAATCAAAAAGTTATTTTTGAAAAACCTACAGGTACTCCTCAATTTTCTATATCAACTACATCTGATCCCGCAGATGCAGTTAGTTTTCCAAGTTCTGGAAATTCTCAACTAGTATATATTGTAAACAAAAATAAAAATGCAATAGGAATCAAAACTAGTATAAATTCTGCAGAAGTATTTTTCACAAGTATTAATGATGCCAATAATGATGAATATTCTTTCAGTAGTAGTTATGATCAAGTAATTGGCAATATAGAAAAAATCAAATCTACTGTTTCAGTTTCCACTTCCCATAATTTAACTAATGGAGATTTAATTAATCTGACCGTTATACCAAATCTATCAGTTGGTATTGGTACTTCAACTTCAGTTTATGTTAAAAGAAACTCAATTGATAATACAATTTTTATAAATCCGATTGGATTCAACTCAACTGGTATTAGTACACAAACAAATACTATCACAATTAATTCCCATAACTTAAATACTGGAGATAAAATTTACTATTCATCAACAGATTTAATTGCATCAGGACTATCTACGGGATCGTACTTTGTATATAAAGTTGATAACAACAAGATTAAACTTTCTGAGACATATATTGATTCCAAAGTTAATCCACCAATAGTAGTAAGTATTGCAGGTACTGGTGGAAAATATCAAAATATTTCATTGATAAATCCACAAATAAAATCAGTTAAGAGCAATAATTTAGTATTTAATCTGTCAGATTCTTCTTTATCTGGTTATAAATTTAAAATTTATTATGATCAGGAGTTCAAAAATGAATTCGTTTCTACTGCCAAAACTACAGGATTTACATTAATTGGTGTAGGAACTGTAGGAGTATCCTCAACTGCATCAATAACCATCAAATATGATGAAAATTTACCAACTAAATTATATTATAATTTAGAAAAGTCTGGTTATATAAGTACTTCAGATAAAGACGTAAGTAATTATTCAGAAATATTATTTGTAGATAGTCAATACACTGACACCCATTCTATCTTTGGTGTGGGAACAACAACTTTTAATATTACATTGAATAAAACTCCAGAAAAATTAACATATTCTCAGTCTGAATGTAGTGTTCTAGAATATTCAACAACTTCTACATCAGCAAAAGGACCTATTGATAAAATTAATATTATTTCTGGAGGAACTGGATATAAAAAACTTCCATCACTTTCTGGGTCTAATTCTGAAGATGGAAAAGGTATCTATGCTATTCCAAAATCAAAAACAATAGGATATCCAAAAGAAGTTAGAATCATTAATGAAGGTTTTGAATATTCTTGCGACAAAACTTTACGGCCGAATGCTTATATATCACCACTAATTACAATTGAAAATTCAAATACAATTTCTGAAATTAATGTCTTAGATGGGGGCAAAAATTACATAAATCCTCCTTCTATTGTAATTGTAAACTCTGAAACAGGAGAGAAGATAGATAGTGGAATTTTAGAAGCAACTTTATCGGGAAGTTCAATTAATTCTTTAAAGATTATTCAAGAACCAAAAGGATTGCCATCATCAATTGTAAAATTATTTGCTACAAATAATACCAATGGTACTAGTATTCAAAAGGTTGAATCATCTTCTAGTGGAATTTTTACATGTGCAATAACTACCCCAAGTTTTGGATTTAGTACATATCCATTTAATATTGGTGATAAAGTTTTTGTTGAAGGAATACAAAAACAAAGTTCTACTGGAACAGGATTCAATTCTGAAGATTATAATTATGAATTTTTTACCGTCAGTGATTATGATAATTCTTCCGGAATTCTTGATAGGGTTACATTTAATATTTCGGGTCTAACAACAAATACTGGAATAGCAAAAACTATTCAAGATTCGGTTGGAAATATTATAAATTACAATAACTATCCCAAATTTGAAGTTATACAAAAAATATCTTATTTTAGAATTGGGGAAAAAATTATTTCTGATGGAATAGAAAGAGATTTAGTCATCTCAAATTATGAAAATAATTTTATTAAAGTGTATGGTACTTATAATTTATCTTTAGGTGAGGTTATTGTAGGAAAGGAATCTGGAAATATTGCAAAAATAAGTAAAATAGAACCAAATTTGGGAAGATTTGAAATTGATTATGCAATAGATAGGAAGAATGGTTGGTCAAATAATATTGGAAAATTAAACCAAGATACGCAGTCAATTTCCGATAATGATTATTACCAAAATCTTTCATATACTATAAAAAGTCCTATTGAATATGATAACTTCAAAACATCAGTAAATAATTTACTTCATACCAGTGGATTGAAAAATTTTGCAGATACTCAAATCACATCTAAATCTGAATCAGGAATAACGTCAGTTTCACAATATTTAAATATTGTCAATAATATAGTAGAAGAAAATAAAGTAGATACAATTTATAATTTTGATTTAGTTAATGATATTGATACAGTAAATAATTCATCAAAGTTTATAAAATTAAAGAATAAAAAATTATCCGACTATATTCAATGTATAAGTAATGTAGTTTTAAAAATAGATGACATAAGTAAAAACTTTTCTGATATTGATGGAACTCCATTAACATTTTTAAATGTTTTTAAATTAAATCCTTCAGATTCATATAATGAATTACTTTTTAAAATTTCGAATACTTCATATACACAGATACAATTAACAGAATTAATAATACTGAATAATGGTACTAATGTTTTCTTACTTGAACAAGAATCATTAACTGGAGTTGGAGCAGGAACTACTCATATTCCCGGAGAACAGATTGGGCAATTTTCAATTTATGAAGATGAAATAGGTGAAAATTATATTCAGTTTATTCCAACAAATCCATATGATTATGATTATGATATTAAATTAATTCGTAGCAAATTTAATTCATCTACTGCAGGGATTGGAACTACATCTATAGGATTTGTAAATTTGAGTGGCGTAGTAACAACTTCACAATCCGGAATAACAACTACAATCATTTCTATCCCATCATATAATTTTGAATCTTTATATGCAAATGTTAAAATAGTTGACAATTTAACTAATCAAATGAATTTTGTCAATGTTTATCTAAACTATGATGGTACAAATACTTACATTTCAGAATATTATTTTGACTCAGAATCTTCGACAAATAATTATTCTGGCAATTTGATTGGAACTTTTGGATCCAACATTTCACCTGGTGGAATATTGTCATTAAACTATACTAATAATTCAACAAATACTGTAAATATTAGTTCAAAAATTGTTGGATTTGGATCGACATCAGTTGGAGTAGGGACATATAGATTCAAATTACCTGGAGAAATAGATGGTTATGAGCAGACTGCAATGTATGAATCTAAGTATCTAAAAAATGTTTCTTCAGCATCTACAACTTTAACAACTTTAAATAAATTTGATTTTAATGCAATTAAATCTTTTGTTAAAGTAAGCATGGGATCGACTAGTTCTTTACATAAGATTTTATTAGTTCATGACCAAACAAATTTCTATATTCAACAATCTACATTTCTTTCAGTTGAAGGAGCATTAGGAATAGGAACATTGGGAATAGGAACATTTGGAGCAGAATATTCTGGTAACAATTTCCAATTTAAATTTTATAAAGATCCAAATATAAATTCAAATATTAATATTCTTTCATTTAATCAATGCATATACACTGCTACAAATACTGAAAATATTCCACCAAATCTTTCTTATGGAAAAGTTGATGAATCTTTTGAAATTGTTTCTTATAATGCAATTAATGGTGATAGAATTTCAAGATTGGATTTTGATTTAAAAACAAATGAAATACCAATATTTGCAAAAACTTTTAATCCTACTGATATAACAGTTTTAAATCCTTCTACTGGTAGATTTACAATTCCAAATCACTTCTTTAGTAATGCTGAGAGATTGATTTATACTCCCAAATCTACATTTATTGGAATTGGTGAAAGTGCTGTAGGAATAGGACATACGTTAAATTCTTCTGGAATTGTTACTGATAGGTTGCCATCAGAAGTGTATGTGATCAAAATTTCTGATAATACGTTTAAATTATCAACTAGAAAAGATTATGCATTATTGGGAATAGGTGTAACGTTTACTTCTTATGGACTGGGAAATGCTCACCAACTTGAAATGTATCACAAAAATGATAAATCATTAATTACTGTAGATAATATTGCACAATATCCACTATCATATACACCAATAAATTATAGACTTACCAACAATGGTGGACAAATTAATGCTACTTCAACTATATTTTCTCTAAGTGGTATTTCTTCAATAGTACCAAAAGATATACTTAGAGTTGATAATGAGTATATGAAAGTCATCTCTGTTGGACTTGGTACTACAAGTGTCGGCCCTATTACTAATTCAGGATCTTTCTCATTAGTTGAAGTTTCTAGAGGTTTTGTTGGTTCATCTGCAACTAATCATGCTGATACTACGGGAATTGGAACAATTTATAGAGGATCTTTTAATATTGTTGGAAGTAAAATTTTCTTTGTAGAAGCACCAAGAGGAAATCCACAATTAAGAATAGATAGAAGCAATTTATTATATGAAACTTCAGATTTTTCTGGAAGAGTATTTTTAAGAAATGATTATAGTACAAATCAAATTTATGATGATATATCTTATAAATTTACAGGAATAGGAAGAACTTTTACATTAACCAATCAAGGAATTAGTACTATAGGATTGGGAACTATCGGAGGAAATGGAATTCTCTTTATAAATGGAATTTTCCAAACTCCAACAACAGATAATAATCCAGAAAATAATTTTATAATTATTGGAAATGACAATTCTGGAATATCAAGTGTTGTATTTTCTGGCATCCAAAATCCAGCTAATGGACAATTTATTACTTCTGAATTGGATGTAAATCAAAATCAAACACCAAGAGGAGGAATAATTGTTTCTCTTGGATCAACACTTGGATTAGGGTATGCACCTCTTGTTGGGGTGTCAGTTACTGCCGTAGTTGGCGCAGGAGGTAGTATTGTATCAGTTGGTCTAGGAACTACCGATAATCTTGGTTCTGGATATAATGGAATTGTTTCTATAGGTGTAAGTGTATATCAAAGTGGACATACTGGAACAGCAGCGTCTATAAGAGCGTCTGTTGGCGCAGGAGGAACATTATCTTTTACAATTATTGGCGATGGTGGAACAGGATACACAAATCCAAAAATATTAGTTTCTCCACCATCTTATGAGAATTTGGAAGTTATTGGAATTTCCAGATTGGGGATTGGATCAACAACAGACACAGGAATTGGATTATTATTAACAGTTGATGTTGATGCTGGTATTACCTCTTCTACTGGAATAGGATCTACTTATTTTGGTGTATCCTCATTTAAAATTGCTAGACAAGGATATTCATTTAATCGTGGAGATGTGTTTAAACCTGTTGGATTAGTTACTGATAGAAGATTATTGTCTCCAATATCAGAATTTCAACTGACAGTTATTGATACATTTTCAGATTCCTTTGCATCTTGGCAATTTGGTGAACTTGATTATATAGATTCAGTAAAAAATTATCAAGATGGAGTAAGAACCAGATTTCCATTATATTATAATTCACAACTACTTAGTTTTGAAACATTACCAGATTCTACTATAGATTTAAATAACTTATTGTTTATTGTTATTAATGGAGTTATTCAAGAACCTGGAGTTTCATATCAATTCGTTGGAGGAACATCTTTTGTATTTACTTCTGCACCAAAACCAGAAGATAAAATTGCAATATTCTTTTATAGAGGAACTAAGGGTTCTGATAGTAAACTTAATTTAGACGTGCCAGAAACTATAAAAAAAGGTGATACTATTCAAATATTAAAAAGAAATGATATAAGAGAAACAGTATCTCAAAATAAAAGAATAGTATTTGATTTAACATACTCTGATAAATTTGAAACTAATTCATATTCTGATCAAGGTGTGGATACTGTAAATTATAAACCAATGAGTTGGATCAAACAAAAAAAAGATAGTTTTATTAACGGTGAAATAGTTTATAAATCTAGAGATTCCATTGAATCATTAGTATACCCAACTGCCAAAATAATTAAAGATTTTTCTACTACTGATAATGAGATTTTTGTTGACAATGCACAATTCTTTAATTATGAGAATGACAATACTCCACAATTTAATGCTATAATTATTGATCCCAATTCTGTAAATACTGTTGGATTAACTACTAATTTCAAAAAAGAAGTTATAACTAATATCTCTGTTGTTCAAGGTTCTTCGGGGATCATTACTGGCATAACTACAACATCTGGAATAGGAGTTCCTTTGGCACTTAAATTTTATTTAAAGTGCCCTGTTGGAGTAGCGATGAGTGTCCCAACTGGTTATCCAATTTATATTTTTAATACAAATATTGGAATGGGAGTTACTTCAATTTATACTTCAGATTCTTCAGTTGTTGGAATTGCAAATACCTTCTTAGATAACATTTATAATATTAGTGCATCTTATGTATCACAAAATATTGGAATCATTACTTGCAATATATTATCCACAACTTCTACAATAGGTCTTACAACTTTTGAATCTATGGTCGGAAATTTCTCTTGGGGAAGAATGAGTGGATTTACTAGATCTAGTTCGCCAATTTCAATAGGTGTTTCCGGAAACATAATTGATGTTGGTGCTGGATTAACAACTCTTTCAACAATTCAAAGAAGAAGCACTGGGGAGCAAGGTATTGGTATACGAGGCACTGGATCATTACCTAAAAAAATATCCTAATGATGGATTATAAATATAGAAAAAACTAGTAATATGTCTGCAGTCGTAACAGATCAATTTAGAATTATAAATGCAAGTAATTTTGTGGATTCTGTAACAGATTCTGCAAATGCATATTATGTATTTCTTGGATTGACTAATCCTACGCAAGTTGGATTTGGGAGGACTGATGATTGGAATACTGATCCATTGTCACCTGTTGATAATTTAGACTACCTATCTCATTATCGTGATACCTCAATTTTTGGCAAAAGAATTACAAGTTCAAATATTAGAAGAATTATAAGAAAAATTGAATGGACTGCTAATACAAAATATGAAATGTATAGGCACGATTATAGTATTTCAAATCGAAGTCCATTAACTGATTCTAGTAGACTTTATGATGCGAATTATTATGTCATTAATAGTGACTATAGAGTTTACATTTGTATTGATAACGGATCTTCTGGTATAAATCCGTCCATTAATGGATCTTTAGATCAACCAAAATTTACAGATGCAGAACCATCCCCAGCTGGAGAAAGTGGAGATGGTTATGTTTGGAAATATCTTTTTACCATTTCACCATCAGATGTAATTAAATTTGATTCTACAGAGTATATTGTTGTTCCTAATGATTGGAATTCGGATTTACTTGATGATGCGGAAATACTTCGTATTAAAGAAAATGGAGATTCTTCTGCTAATAATAATCAAATTAAAAAAGTTTATATTGAAAATGGTGGAAGTGGATACAGTACTGGAACTTGTAATATTCTTGGAGATGGTAGTGGTGGCAGGGTTTTAGTTGAAACACAAGATGGAGTAATAGTTTCAACTAGTGTCGTTACTGGAGGCAGCGGATATACTTATGGTATAGTTGATTTAGGACCAATTCAACCTTCAACTATTGATAATCCAGCAAAACTTATACCTATTATTCCACCCTCTAAGGGACATGGATATGATCTTTATACCGAATTAGGTACTGATAAAGTCTTAATTTATGCGAGATTTGACGATTCTACAAAGGATTTTCCAACAGACACTAGTTTTTCACAAATTGGTATTTTGAAAAATCCAATTACATATGGTACTAATGATATTTTTAAAGATAATCAATATTCATCATTGTATTCAATAAAATTATCTTCTAGTTCTAACACTCCTACTATTGGACAAGAAATTACACAAACAGTTAGTGGAGGAACTGCGAGGGGATACGTTGCTTCTTATGATAGTGAAACTAAAGTTTTAAAGTATTATCGAGATAGATCATTGTTTTTTGGATCTACTGGAAATAGTGATCAGACCGACTATGATTCTGTAAGTGATGATTCTAAAGTTTTACCATTTAGTTCATCTGGGGGATCAATTGGACCCTTTTCTGGATCTATTGATACATCTTTTGGAAATCCTACTCCCACAAATAAAGTTACTGTAGGAAGTAAAGTAATAGACCTAGGTGTTACTTTTACTCAAGGACTGGCAAATCCAGAGATAAATAAATCATCGGGCGATATTATTTACATTGATAATCGACCTCTAGTTTCTAGAAGTTCACGACAAAAAGAAGACATTAAAATTATCCTGGAATTTTAAAGAAAAATGGCACAAAAAACAAATTTAAATGTTAGTCCATATTATGATGATTTTAATTCTGAGAAGAATTATTATAAAGTCTTATTTAATCCAGGGCGACCAGTTCAAGCTAGAGAACTAACAACTTTTCAATCGATTCTTCAAAATCAAATAGAATCTTTTGGTAGTCATATGTTCAAAGAGGGATCCATGGTGATCCCAGGTAATGTGGGATATGATGGACAATACTATTCAGTAAAACTTAATCCAACCAATTTTGGCATTGATGTTTCAGTATATATTAATTATTTTGTAGGTAAAAAAATAACAGGACAATCTTCGGGTACAACTGCAATTATTCAATATGTTGCATTACCTGATGGAAATAATGTGACAGATTTAACAATATATGTAAAATACTTGGATTCTGATAATAATTTCAAATTTAATCCATTTGAAGACGGGGAATCTTTATCTGCAAATGAAACTATAGTATATGGAAATACTACTATTAATTCAGGAACTCCTTTTGCATCATTGATATCATCAAATGCAACTTCTATAGGATCTGCAGTTTCTATTGCCAAGGGTGTATATTTTATTAGAGGGTATTTTGCTAATGTAGAAGCAGACACATTGATTCTTGATCATTACACAAATACTCCATCTTATAGAGTTGGTTTGAAAGTTGATGAATTAATTATAACCTCTAAAGATGATAAAACACTATATGATAATGCAAAAGGGTTCACTAACTATGCAGCTCCTGGCGCAGATAGATTTAAAATTAATTTGAGTCTAACAAAAAAACTTTTAACAGATACAAATGATACAGATTTTATTGAATTATTAAGAGTTCAAGATGGAAAGATTAAAAAAATTGAAACACAAACTCAATATTCTTTAATCAAAGATTATTTTGCACAAAGAACTTATGATGAATCTGGAGACTATTCAGTAAATCCATTCATTCCTTCAGTACATAATTCATTGAATGATAGACTTGGTAATAATGGAATATTTTTTAGTAACGAAAAAACTGATCAAGGAAATACGCCATCAGATGATTTGATGTGTGTAAAAATATCTCCAGGAAAATGTTACGTTAAGGGATATGATGTAACTACAACTGGAACAACAATTCTTGATGTTGATAAACCTAGAGATAAAGAAACTATATCTGCAGCAAATGTTCCATTTGAGATGGGAAATCTCTTAAGGGTTAATAATGTCTCCGGAACCCCAAAATTTAATAAAACAATAGCACTTTATGATCAAAGAAAAAATTCAACTTCATCTCCAAATGGAACAAAAATTGGAGATGCTAGAGTATATACATTTAATTTAACGGATGCTGCATATTCTAATGCATCCACAAAATGGGATTTATACTTATATGATATTCAAACATATACTAAAATAACATTAAATTCTTCAGTATCTTCATCAGAATTAAAGAAAACTTCATTTATTAAAGGAAAAAGTAGCGGTGCAAGTGGATATGCTACTGTTGATGGGAGTGGATCTGCAGTAATATATTTACGCCAAACTTCAGGATCATTTTCTGTTGGAGAACAAATTCAACTTGATGGAGTAGATTTTCCAAGAACAATAAAATCAGTTCAAACATACTCTACAGATGACATTAAATCGGTCTATCAATCGACTTCTACATCTGGATATGCAATAGCATTTCTTGCAGATTCTTATCTCGAAAAATTTACTTTGCCAAATGGGGTAACCTCAGTAAATATTGATGGAAGCACTGGAACTACTACTTCTAATGGATCAGTTTTTACTGGAATAAAAATAGGAAGTATTATTAGATATCAAGAACCTGGAACAACTGTAGAAACTTTTAATAGAGTAACTGGTGTCTCTGCTGATGGGCTTTCAATTACACTTGCAACAGTTACTAGCGTTTCAAATGTATGTGAAGGAAGTCTCCCATCTACTGGATTATATAATGTTTCAATTGGAATGCCAACTATAAGAAATAATACTGCAGGATTTTTATATACGCCGTTGCCCAATAAAAATATTGCATCTGTAAATTTATCAGGATCAAATCTTTCCATTTCTGCACAAGTAACTGTATCTGTAGCATTTGGTGAGGCAGAAATCTCTATTTCAGATTTTGGACTGACTAATTCATTTTTGCAAGCATTTGATGAGGAAAGATATTCACTTCATTATGATACTGGAGCAACAGAACCATTGACATCTGATAAATTTGTATTATCAGAAGATTTAACTACTGCAACTTTAACTAATTTATCTTTAAGTGGGGATGTTGTAGTTAATGCATCATTGATTAAAAATGGAATTACCAGTAAGAAAAAAGAATATAGTAGAAGTCGTACAATTAATATAACATTATCAAAATATTCACAATCTGGAAGTAATGCTAGTTCATCAATTAATGATGGATTGACCTATAATAGGTTTTATGGTTTGAGAGTTCAGGATGAAGAAATTTGCCTAAATTATCCTGATGTTGCAAAAATTATTGCAATTTATGAATCCTTTGATACTAGTGCTCCTGTATTAGATCAAATTGAATTTAGTGCTAGTGCAAATGTAATTACAAATGCGATAATTGGTGAAAATATCCTAGGAAATTCAAGTAAAGCAGTAGCAAGAGTCGTTACAAAACCATCTGCAAATACTTTAGGAATTGTATATTTAAATGAAAATACATTCTCTGCTGGAGAATCAGTAACATTTGAAGAATCGAATATTACTACAGATATTGTTTCAATAACTGAAGGAAAATATAAAAATTTAACATCTTCATATAAGTTGGACAAAGGACAGAAAGAACAATATTATGATTATTCTAGAATTGTTAGGAACGATAATAATGTAGAACCTTCCAAACAATTGCTAATAGTATTTGATCATTACACTGTACCCGCAAGTGACTCTGGAGATGTTTTCACGGTACTAAGTTATGATGAACAAAGATTTTTAAGTGACATACCTTCCATTGGATCTAAAGGAGTTAGATGCTCAGATACTTTAGATTTTAGACCAAGAGTTCCAGTATTTTCTTCAACAACTGAATCACCATTTGATTTTGAATCTAGAATTTTTACAAATGATCCTAAAATTATTTTATCTCCAAATGAAAGTTCTTTAATTGGATATGAATATTACTTACCAAGAATTGATAAGTTATATGTTAATAAATTTGGAGTTTTATTACTTCAAAAAGGTGTTCCTGCAAAATCACCAAAACCCCCAACTAAAAATGATGATGTAATGGAAATTGCAACCATTACTTTACCAGCATATCTTTACAATCCTTCGGATGCAAAAATAACTGCTGTTGACAATAGAAGATATACTATGAGAGATATTGGATTAATAGAAAATAGAGTAGAAAATTTAGAAAGAGTCACTTCTTTATCATTACTTGAGGCATCAACGGCATCACTTCAAATTCAAGATGCTGAAGGAAAGGATAGATTCAAATCTGGATTCTTTGTGGATGATTTTAAAAATTATAGTTTGATCAATATGGATGTGTCCAAAATTCAAATTTCACAATCTAGATCATCTATTGGTGGAAATGAATTAAGACCTATTGTAAGTAGAAATACCCTTAAAAGTCAGTTAGCACCTGCAAAAAATTTAATTGATGAGGAATTAGATCTATCAACTAATTTTGAATTATTAGATTCAAATGTACAAAAAACTGGAAAAGTTGTAACCTTAAAATATAATTCTATTGGATGGATAGAGCAACCTTTTGCAACTACTCAAGAAAATGTAAACCCTTTCCATATTTTAGAATATATTGGAAATATAAAACTTACTCCTGAAGAAGATCGTTGGGTTAGAACTGTACAATTGGCAGATAGACAGGTTTCAGCATCAGTAAATCTCAAATTAGATCTTGGTATAGTTAATATAAATGATGTTAATAGGACTGGAGAATCTACCGGTAGTGGAAGTGCAGTAAGATATGAAACTGAAATATTTGATCGTAGTAACGTAGTAACAACTAGTTCTTCCAATACAAATCAATCCACGACACGAGCATTTTTAGGATCTTCTATAGATCAATATATGAGATCTAGAAATACTGAATTCTCGGTATCTTCCTTAAAAGCAAAAACACAATTTTATCATTTTCTTGATGGAAATAGTTCTGTTGATTTTATACCAAAACTTATAGAAATTGCAAATGATACTACATTACAAAATTATGGATCATCAAAACAATTTGAAGTAGGTGAAACTGTTATTGGAACTTATGGTGGACAAGATTTAATTACTTTTAGAGTTGCTTCAGGAGATCATAAATATGGACAATTCAATTCTCCATCTAAAACATATCAAATAAATCCATATTTTCCAGATGAAAAATTATCTTCTACATATAGTTCTTCTTCAAAAGTTTTAAATGTTGATACTTACTCTTTATGTGAAGAAGCACAAGGAAAATATCGTGGATATTTAGTAAAGGGTATGAGACTAGTTGGACAAACTAGTGGAGCAGTTGCTTATGTCAAAGATCTCAGATTAATTACTGATAATTATGGAGATTTAATCGGAACATTTTTCTTAAAAGATCCAAATACAGATCCTGCACCTACAGTAAGAATTAATACTGGTAAGAAGACATTCAAATTAAATTCAAGTGCCACTAATGAAGCACCACTTCCAGGAAATAAAGATCTTTCTAGTGCGGAAGTACTTTATACTTCAGAAGGAACAGTCGAAACCTTTGAAAATGTAGTTACTACTACAATAACTACCGTTGAAACGACACAAACTCAAACATGGAAAGAACGTGTAACTCACGCTAGATATTATGATCCTCTAGCACAGACTTTTGCTGTCGGTGGCAGAATTGAGGCACCTTCTGCTATTAATACAAATGATGATTCAAATGGTGCATTCGTAACTGCAGTTGATTTGTATTTTGCCACAAAAGATGAGGGAAATAATGTAGTAAGAGTAGAAATAAGGACTGTAGAATTTGGAACTCCAACGAGAACTGTTCTTGGAACTCCTGCTACATTAAGACCCGAAGATATTTCTATTTCTAACAATGCGGAAGTTGCAACTCATGTAGTATTTCCAGAACCAATTTACTTAGCCCCAGGAAGACAATATGCAGTAGTAATTATTGCTGATACAAGTGACAAGTATTACTTATGGACTGCAGTGATGAAAGAGAAGACAGTTAATACAGCATCATTACCAGATGCTGATCAAGTGAAATATACTAAACAATTTGCCCTTGGAAGATTATATAAATCTCAAAATGGTGCAGAATGGACTCCAAGTGATGATCAAGACTTAAAATTTAAACTTTATAAAGCAGAATTTACGTCAAACACTGGAACAACATTTTTCTATAATCCAACACTAGATGAGAGTAATGGGTATGTCCAAAAACTCAATAATAATCCGTTAACAACATTACCAAAAACTGCTTCTATTGGCATCACAACTTCATATATTCTTTCTGATATATTAACACCAGGAAGAAAAATTGGAGAAGACACAATTACATATAGATATGGAACTATTGTTGGTACTGGAAGTTCAGTTTCTTCTGTAGGACTTACTACTGGTGGAAAAAATTATGTTAATGATAGTAATGTAAGTACATTTAATATTACTGGAAAAGGATCTGGTCTAACTTTAAATATTTCAGCGACTAATGGGGTAGTTAACGAAGCAATAACTATTGTATCTACAGGACATGGATATGCAATTGGAGATGTAGTTGGCATTGTTACATCAACTGTAGGTACAGGAAGTGGATCTGGTGCAGGTGCAGTAATTACTATTACTGGAAATAGTAACAGTATTGATACTTTATATCTTACTGGAGTTCAAGCACTAGATTTTACTAATAATGGAAGTGCGAGATTGGTATATTATGACAACTCCGGAAATAGGATTTCTCTTGCTAATACTTATATAACTAGTTCTTCAGTAACTCCTCAAATAAGTCCAACAAATACAAATTCGGGCAATTTCTTAAAGGTTGATCATTTTGATCATGGGATGTATTCAAATACAAATCAACTAATTGTGAAAAATGTTCAATCTAGTACTTCTCCAGTTGTATTAACTTCTGAGTTACTTGCAGAAAATATAACTTCAATTAGTATCGGTGCTGGAGACACTACAAATTTTGCAACCTTTGAAGGAATTCCAGTAACTCCAACTAATCCAGGATATGTAAAAGTTAATAATGAAATTATTGGATACAGTAATGTTAGTGCTAGTGGAGTTTTGACGATAATTTCTGGTGGAAGAGGAATTGATTCAACAATTGTTTCTACCCATTCAATTAATAGTTTAATGTATAAGTATGAATTAAATGGAATTTCTTTGAGAAGAATTAATAAAACACATGATATTAGTGACTTAAATATCGGATTAGATGGTTATTATCTGGAAATTGATACTTCAGCAAATGGAAACTATGGTATAGATCGAAGTGCTGATGCATCTGGTCGTCCTCAACTTTCATTTACAAGTCAACAAACTGTTGGCGGTTCTGAAGTTTTAGTAACAGAAAATATTCAATTCAATGCACTAGTACCAACTTATGATATTTTAACTCCAGGATCCACAACTTTTGTAAATGCAAATATTAGAACTGTAAGTGGTACTAGTGTAGGTGGAGATGAAACTTCATTCTTAGATGAAGGATTTGAACCTGTACAATTGGGTCAATTAAACAGTTTAAATTCTACAAGAATTGTATGCTCTAAAATAAATGAATCCGTAAAACTGACTAATTTACCTAGAAATAAATCTTTTACCACTGGAATAACATTTTCTTCAGAAGATAAAAATTTATCTCCAGTATTATTCACCGACATTGCATTCACTGAATTTTATAGCAATAGAATTGATAAACCAATTTATGATTATGCATCAGATGGGAGAGTTAATTCTATACTTTATGATCCACATGCTTCGGCATATGTTTCACAAACAATTTCATTGAGCAATCCAGCAAAATGTCTGAAAGTTATTTTATCTGCATATTGTCACGAATCTTCGGATTTTAGAGTTCTTTATAGTTTAGATAGAGCAGATTCTAGTGAAATTTCACAATCATTTGAACTTTTTCCAGGATATGATAATCTAAAATATAATGATAATGATGGATATCTTGTTTTGGATCAATCTAGAAATAGTGGAAGACCAGATGTTAAAGTTCCTTCTAGTTTAAATGGAGAATTTAGGGAATATGAATTCACAGCAGATAATCTAGATTTATTCGTTGGATATCGAATTAAAATTGTAATGTCAGGAACAAATCAAGCATATGTTCCAATTATTAAACAACTTAGAACATTAGCAGTAAGATGATAAAAGTTGAAGGATATCCCAATTTATATCGGGATGAACAAACTGGTGCTATTATCAATCATGACACAATAGCATATAATAACTATGTAAATTCTCTTCATAAAAGAGATTCTCAAAAAAGAGAAATTGATAACATAAAAAATGAAATAAGTGAGATAAAATCTTTATTGAAACAATTACTTGAGAAAAATGGATCCCTCTAAAATAGAACTTACTTCAATATCAAAACTTTTTGAATATGAAAAAATTTCAAGAGAAATAGAAAATTGTGAAGATGTTGAAATATTGAAAAATATTTCCAAATCTTATGTAAAACTTTATTTTGCTCAACAAGAATGTTTATCTCAGTTGAATATCAATACATAATATAAATAAAAAGAGATCTGGTTCTTATAAATGGCTGCAGTATATGTTAGTAATTTAGTCATTAATGCTGGAGCAGATTTTAGCCAAGTTTTTACATTAGAAAGCACGGCCACAAACTCAGTATTAAATTTATCTACTTATACTATTACTTCGCAGATGAGAAAGCATTCTGCTAGTTCTACTGCAATTAATTTTACATCATCAATAGTAAATGCATCTGAGGGAACTATAAGAATTGGATTGACTAGTACGACTACAAAAGTTATAAAACCTGGAAGATATATTTACGATATTAATGCATATAATTCTACCGACAACACTACAACCAGAGTTATTGAAGGAATGGTTTTAGTGAGAGAAGGGGTAACTAAATAATGTCTAATATAAGGGTAAGAGTTGGTCAACCAGATTTACATGTAAATGTTGGTCAACAGGATGCTATAAAAGTATTAGCATCAAATACTGCCGTTGTAGGTGGAATTGCTTCTCTCGCTGTTCAAGCTGGATTTGCAAATACCTCAGCATATGCATATTATGCAGATGTATCTGGATTATCGGGAATTTCTACATCTGTAATTGGTGGTATTGCATCAGTTACTCATCTCAATGTAAGTGGTATGACAACTTTTGTTGGAGTAACTACATTTCTTGGTGATGCGTATTTTAGTGGCAATATTACTGGAAATTTAACATCAATAGATGGAGGTAGATTCTGATGGCAAAACCAGCATCGAGACAGGAGTTAATAGATTATTGTCTAAGACGCCTAGGTGCTCCTGTATTGGAGATTAACGTCGATGATGATCAAGTAGATGATTTAGTTGATGATGCCCTTCAGTACTTCCATGAGAGGCATTTTGATGGTGTCGAAAGAATGTATTTGAAATACAAAATAACACAAGAAGATTTGAATAGAGGTCAAGGTAAGGGAACAAATGGAGTAGGAATTGTAACGACTACAGGGTCTGCAAACATTAGTGGAATTGGAAATACAACTTTTAATTTTTATGAAACTTCAAATTTTATTCAAATTCCAGATTCTGTAATCGGAATTGAAAAAGTCTATAAATTTGATACTAGTGATATTTCTGGAGGAATGTTTAGTATTAAATATCAATTATTTTTAAATGACCTTTACTACTTCAATTCTGTTGAACTTCTCCAATATGCAATGGTTAAGTCATATTTGGAGGACATTGATTTTCTGTTAAAAACTGATAAACAGATAAGATTTAATAAAAGACAAAATAGAATGTATTTGGATATTGATTGGGGAGCACAAAAGGCAGGTACATTTTTTGTGATTGATTGTTATAGAATATTAAATCCAAATGATTTTACTAAAGTTTATAATGATAGTTTTCTCAAAAGATATCTTACAGCATTGATTAAGAGACAATGGGGACAAAATTTGATTAAATTTAGAGGAGTAAAACTTCCTGGTGGAATTGAATTAAATGGTAGAGAAATGTATGATGATGCAGAAAGAGAAATAGAAGCAATAAGAGAAAGAATGTCAATGGATTATGAATTACCACCTTACGATTTTATCGGATAATGGCACTTAATCCCTTTTTCTTACAAGGATCTCCAGGAGAACAAAGACTCGTTCAGGAATTAATTAACGAGCAACTAAAGATTTATGGTGTGGAAGTTTTATATATTCCTAGGAAATTTGTAAGGCAAGAAACTATTATAAGAGAAGTTACTGCATCAAGATTTGATGATAATTTTGCCATCGAAGCATATGTAAGTAACTATGATGGGTATGCTGGGTCTGGTGATATTTTGACTAAATTTGGAATGAATTTAAAAGATGAATTAACAATTATTATATCAAGAGAAAGATTTGAGGATTTTATAGCACCATTTTTAGATAGTATGGATAATGATGAAATCATCCTATCTACAAGACCAAGAGAAGGAGATATTATTTATTTTCCATTGGGAAAACGATTATTTGAAGTTAAATTTGTAGAACATGAGCAACCATTCTATCAACTAGGAAAAACTTATGTTTATGAGTTAAGATGTGAACTCTTTGAATATGAAGATGAAATTGGTGGATTTAGTGATGTAAATTCTGTCGTGGAAGAGATAGATGGAACTTTACAAAATCAAGGTTATATAACATCTCTTCAATTATTTACAAGCAATCAAACAGCTACTGCAGATTCAGTTGGAGTTTCATCTGGATATGTTAGAAGGGTCATTTTAAATAATGATGGACATGGATATACACAAACTCCAAACATTTCATTTACATCCGCACCTGTAGGGGGGCAAACTGCTTCTGCAATTGCAATTACAACTTGTAAAGGTGGGGTTTGTTCCATTAAAGAAATACTATTAACTGCTGCTGGATCTGGATACACTGTAGCACCATCAATCACAATTAGTGGTATTGGATCTGGGGCGGAAGCAATATGTGAATTGGTTACTCAATCTAGTGGGTTAAATGTTGTTGGAATTGCAACTTATGGTTCTGGGTATGCAAATGCTCCAATTGTAACTGTTAGTTCTCCAAGTCCAGGAATTGGAATTGTAACATCTAAAGTTAGAGCATTTATTACAAATGATGGACAAATGGACTTTCTTGCTATTGAAGATGCTGGAAAAGGATATGAATTTCCACCGACTATTACTATAGCACCACCACCATTGGTAACTGGAATTGGTACGTATTCATTTAATGAAATTGTCACTGGATCTATTTCTGGCACTACTGCAAGAGTCAAATCTTGGTATAAAGATTCAACTACTTTAGAAGTTGGCGTTATTGATGGACAATTTATTCCAGGAGAAGCAATTGTTGGATCGGCATCATCAGCACGTTATACACTTAAAAATACTTCCAAAAGTGAATCTGCAGATAAATATGAACAAAATGATGAAATTGAAAGTGAGGCAGATCTCATTGTAGATTTCTCAGAATCAAATCCATTTGGTAACTATTAATGCTAGGAACTTACTATTATCATCACATTATACGAAAGACAATTATTGCTTTCGGTACGGTTTTTAACCAAATTTATATTAAGCACCAAGATGCTAATGATGAAATTTATAGTGAACTGAGAGTACCATTGGCATATGGTCCAACACAAAAATTTCTTGCTCGTTTAACGCAGCAAGCAGATTTAAACAAACCTGTTCAGATCACTTTACCAAGAATGTCATTTGAAATGACCTCTATTAGATATGATCCAGCAAGGAAAGCAAGTGTTACCCAATCTTTTAAGGCATCTGATGGGCAAAATTTAAAAAAAGTTTATATGCCTGTCCCATATAACATTGGATTTGAATTAAGCATTATGTGCAAATTAAATGATGATGCTTTACAAATTATAGAACAAATTTTACCATATTTTCAACCAGCATTTACTTTAACTGTAGATCTTGTAGATTCAATCGGAGAAAAAAGAGATATTCCTTTAAATTTAGATGATATAACCTTTAAAGATGACTATGAAGGAGATTTTTCTACTAGAAGGTCATTAATTTATACATTAAAATTTACTGCAAAAACTTATCTCTTTGGTCCTATTTCTGATACTACAGATGGACTTATTCGTAAGGTACAAGTTGATACATATACTAGTACAGATACGGTAAATTCAAAAAGAGAAATGAGATATACTGTTGTTCCAGAACCTATTGATGCAGGTCCAGATGATGATTTTGGATTTAATGAAAATTGGGAGTTCTTTAACGATTCCAAGTCTTATAGTCCAAATCAGCAAACAGATATTTAATGGTTAATTAATATGGTAAATGATTTTGAATCCATTGATAAAGCACTGAATACTGAAAGTAGTATCATTGAAGTTGATGCAAAGACATCGGATGTTGAATTAATAAAAACAACTCCCGATGACATTCAAAAAGATTATGAATATAGTAGGGCACAATTATATTCACTTATTGAAAAAGGTCAAGAAACTTTGAATGGTATTATGGAACTGGCAGCAGAAACTGCTAGTCCAAGAGCATATGAGGTTGCTGGTCAAATTTTAAAAAGTGTTGGTGATACTGCAGATAAATTAATTGATCTTCAAAAGAAAATGAGGGGAATTGAAGATGATAATGCTAAAACTACTAATAATGTGACCAATAATGCAGTGTTTGTTGGATCTACATCAGAATTGCAAAAATTACTGAAACAAGGTTTTCTAAATAATAAAGAGAAACCTTAAATACATAAATGCGACTGAAATCCCATAAAACAGTTGAACAAATTGCCAAAAAGCATCGTCTTGATGTTTCTTTTGTGAAGCATCAACTTGAAATGGGAATTCCAATTGAACATGAGCATACCCGCGATAAAGTTTTAGCAACTGATATTGCTCTTCAACATTTGGACGAAATTCCAGATTATTATACTCGTTTGAAAAAAATGGAGGCGTCTGCTAAAAAAGAACATAAAAAGTTCAAAGATGTGAAAGAAGATGCAGTGACTGATCTTCAAAGAGGTATTGCAGAATTACCTGACGCCTCTTATGGATCTATTGATAATTTGATGAGACGCATTATGAAGAAAAGAAAAATGAGTGCTAAAAAACTTCATAATGATTTTGTTGATAAGCATCATCAAACTCCAGATACTTGGGCAAAAAGAAACATGAAAGAAGATCTTCGACTTTGGTTTGGAAAAAATGATGAAGGTGGCGTTGGTGGTGGTGGATGGGATAGATATAACAGTAAAGGAGAGAGAATTGGCAAATGTGCGAAGGAAAATCCAAACGAACCGAAACCGAAATGCCTAAGCAAAGAGAAAGCATCCCAATTACGTTCTCAAGGGGGTGCAAAGGCGATTGCAAATGCCGTGACAAGAAAGAGGAAACAAGATCCAATATCGGATAGATCAGGTAAAGGAGGAAAACCGATCATGGTATCTAACAAAATTAAAGAAGAATATATTCAAGAAAAAAATGTACCGACAAATCCTTCACTTTGGTCTCGCATGAAGTCAAGAGCAAAATCAAAATTTGATGTTTATCCAAGTGCTTATGCAAACGGTTGGGCAGCAAAAGAATATAAAAAGGCAGGTGGTGGTTGGAAAACTATTAATGAAAGTAATCTCACTCAAGAAGCAGCAAATGCAGCACAGCAAGCAGCGATTGCAATTAATATGAAGAAAAAAGGAATCAAACCAAAATCAGAAATGAAAGAAGATTGTTGGGATGGTTATGAGCAAAAGGGTATGAAAAAGAAAGGTAAGAAAATGGTTCCAAATTGTGTACCAGTAAAAGAGGAGTATGGTATGAGATATTGTCCAAAATGTGCAAAAGAAGAAACTCGCAATGAATGTAAATATGGACCAAGGTATTGGGATATGTTCTCAATGCCAATTAATTTAAAGACGTATACACCAAATACTCCACATCCTGGCAATTTTCCAGAATCATATGATCATGAGCACTCAATGGCTCGCTCAGAAATTTCCACAATTGTTTCTGCAGCAAAAAGACTTCGTAAAAAAATGAAAGGTGAGGGTAACATTGAGGCATGGGTTCAATCAAAAATTACTAAAGCAGCAGATTATCTTGACGCTGCTGCAGATTATGTTGATAGTGGTGAGATGAAAGAACAGGTTGCAGATACTGATTCAATGTCAGATAAAAAACCCTTTGATATTGCTGTTGAAAAAATTATGAAAAGAAAGGATAAAATGACTCCTAGACAAAGAATTGTTGCTTTGAAACAAGCAGGAAAACTTCAAGGAATTGATGAACAGCAAGTTGGTGGGTCTGTAAAATTAAAATCTGGGTCTGGTCTTGGAGGAGGAGTTCTTTCATATCCAGAAGGTAAAGCACCTAAAAAGCACGGAGATAAAGAACCAAAACTTCCCAGTCTTCAGCAAGCACATTATGAACCAGAAAATGATCTAGTTGAATATTCAAATTGGAGAGCAGACTTTGGATTGTCTGAAGATTGGCAAAAAGTAAATCGTCAAGATAAAACTGATGGATTAAGTCAAAAAGCAGTAAATGCTTATCGTCGTGAAAATCCTGGTTCAAAACTTCAAACTGCCGTAACTGAAAAGAAACCAAAAGGCAAAAGAGCAAAACGTCGCGCTAACTTCTGCCGTCGTATGTCGGGAATGAAAGATAAACTCACTTCCACAAAAACTGCAAGAGATCCAGACTCAAGAATCAACAAAGCACTTCGTCGTTGGAACTGTAACTAAAATGAAATCATTTCAACAGTTTATTTCAGAAAGTATCAATATTGCCGGAAATTTTAACGGCAATCTTTATATGAATTCTTCCCAATCAGAACCAGTAAAAGAATCTTTCCTTGCTGATGTAGTTTGGCAGGGTAAGATCTATCGCATGGAAGTTGAAGGTAAGATGATCAGCAAGAATGAACTTACAGAACAACTTCAAGGTGAATATCCAGGAGCAATTGTTCATAACATTTATCCAGCATCTAACCAAAGTTCTTTAAAAATTAAAAAGACACAAAGATATCAACCAGAAAGATTGGCATGGGGTGAATAATGGCACAATTTAATAAAAGTACTCAAGATTTTTTAAATCAAGAGAGAACTCTTTTTGAAGTTAATATGGTCGCCAATAAGAATGGCGAAGTAGTTACTGTTGATAATCCATTTCCAGTATCTCTTGGAAGTTCCAATATTACTATTAATGGTAATATTACAATTCCAGGAATAGTAACAGTTACAAGCACTCCAGATAATCCAATTCATAATCACATAGTTGAAGTTGGGACAGGTGGAACATTAACAACTCCATATCTTCCAGTTGGGATTTCTACATTACTGAATACTGTAGGTATTGGAACCACAGGGCAAGTATCAATCAACCTCAACAATTCACCAGTCAGCACTTCAAACCCATTTCCAGTTACTGGAACAATGGGAATTTCTACATCATCAATAGTATCAGTTACTCTACCTTCAACATCAACTGACGCATTTGGTAGACAAAGAACTTCAAGTCCATTAACACTTTTTGATAG